CAGGTGATACCATTGACGACACTAAAGCAATCTCAGTAGGCCAGGTGCTTGACGCACACGGTCGTTCATACTTTGCTATGTCGCAGATGATGAACCTTGTGCAGATGATGCGCAACGGCGAGTGTACGGGCGAGGACGTAGTATTCTTTGAGGATATGTTCCAGCCAGGTATGGAATCATTACCATACATTATGTGCCAGATCCCAGAAGAGGATCGTCCACAAATTTATGTACGTTGTTTAGCACAAGCAATTGACCCAGATGACTTTGTTCACGTTTGGGGTATGAGCAAGTGGATGTCGCTTTACGAGCAAATGGTAAATGAGATTCCAAATGTTCATGTATTAGCAACTAATGAAGAGATGGTTGCTCATATGCGTATTGCTAACTGGACTGCTCCTATCTACAACATTGCAGGGTTATCGTTTGGCAAAGAAGAAGTACAATCGCGTGTAGATGCTATTAAGCCATTCCACGAACGCAAGAGTCGTGTAGTGTTTGGCGCACGTTGGGACCAAGAGAAGCAACCAGACTTCTTTATGGACATTGTTGAAGAAATGAAACAAACTTTCCCAGAGATGGAGTTTGCTATTTGCCAAGGTGGTCCACTGCGTTCAAACAATCCAAAGTACATTGAACGTGCTCGTAAACTGGAAGCAGAAGGCAAACTAAAGATTTACGAAAACTTAGAGAAGAACGAGTATTACAACATTGTAAATGATTCGCGTGTTATGTTTAACTGTGCATTGCAGGATTGGGTATCCAACACTGTAAGTGAAGCAGACGCACTAGGTTGTAACGTAGTATATCCTGCTTATCGTTCGTTCCCAGAAACATTTGCTAACGACTATACTCGTATGTATGTGCCTTGGAGCAAAGAAGATGCTATTAACAAGATTCGCCAAAGTGTAGCAAGCCCAAGCAAGTTGCAAGGCAAGATCTCAGATTGGAACGACGGTACTATTGATCGCATGATTGATATTATGACAGGCGAAGGTGAGCATTTGAATCGTGCAGGTAATCGCTATCGCGATCATGTTGCGGAGAGCAAATACTAATGCGTTTTGAAGGAATGAAAATCTGTGTAACTGGCGGTATGGGCTTCGTTGGTGCTCACACTGCTAAAAGCCTACGAGCAATGGGTGCGTATGTAGTTGTTGTTGATCGCCGCTATACAGGCATTCCTGAAAGTTTTTATGATGAGTTTATTCGTAGCGACTTTGCAGATACTGCAACACTACGTCATCTAAACGAAATTGGTGTGCAAGGTTTTGTACATTGTGCTGGCTCTAGTTTAGTTGGCCCGTCAATGACAAATCCAAGCGACTACTATAACAACAACGTAGCAAAGAATATCAAATTCTTGGACTACTTGGCAACAGATTGGCTATACACAAAACCTTGGATTGTGTTCTCAAGTAGTGCAGCAACATACGGCAACCCTACTAGTGTGCCTATCTTTGAGGATGATTCGCAAAAGCCCATTAATCCATACGGCGAAACTAAACTTATTATGGAACACCTGTTGCGTGACTACAGTGCGGCATATGGTATTCGTAGTTTTAGTTTACGCTACTTTAATGCGTGTGGTGCGGACTACTGGGGTCAAGAATGGGGTCCAGAAAAAGGCGATACACATTTGATCCCACGCTTGTTTGAGATGGATCCTTTCACACTATTTGGAACAGACTATGACACACACGACGGCACTTGTGTTCGCGATTATATTCACGTTAGTGACTTGGCACTTGCACACGCCACTGCTTGCAATGCTTTAAGCGAAGGCGCAGCGACAGACTACTTTAACTTAGGCACAGGCAAAGGCTATTCAAACCAGGAAGTCATTGATACATATCATGCGATTGCAGGACCTAAGCAGATACTTAAACAAGAACGTAGGGCAGGCGATCCTGACGAGCTAGTAGCAGATGGCACTAAGTTCCAAGAACGTTTTAACTGGAAACCTTACTTTTCAGACCTAAATACAATCGTTAATGATACTATGAAGTGGTACGAAAAGAGTGGCATTCTCAAAGATTAAAGATTTTGAACTAGCATTAGCAGAGTACACAGGTGCTCCGTATGCAGTTATGACTGACTGTTGCACCCACGCTATTGAGCTGTGTTTGCGAATTGAAAAACCTAAGTTGGTTTCGTTTACTGCGTTAACCTATTTGAGTGTGCCAATGACAATGCACAAATTAGGCATTGAATATGAACTGTATGATTGGTTTTGGATTGGTGAATACCCTATTGCTGGCACCAGGGTCTGGGATAGTGCAAGACGACTAGAACCTGGTATGTATGAAAAGAACACCTTGAAATGTCTATCATTTGGTTTTGACAAGCCACTTGATATTGGTCATGGCGGTGCTATACTACTGGACAATCATGACGAATATGAACGACTATTACGAATGCGTTATGACGGTCGCGACTTAACTGTAAGTCCCTGGGCTTGCCAGCAAACGTTTGAAGTGGGCTACCACTATCGTCCTACTATTGAGGATGCAGAAAAAGGTCTAAAAATGTTAGACCTTTACAAACAACGAAGCGCAGAAGAAACTCAGCCTGTATTTGTTGACTACCCCGACTGTCGCAAAATTATAATTAATGATTGACAATCATCTAAATAACCTGTATACTACACAAGTATTAAGGGATCCACCCCTTTAACTCGGAGAAATTTACATTGAAAAAATTTAAACAAATTACTGAACAACTTAAGACTAGCGGTAAGCGTTACTGGGCCGGCGATAACATTTCTGACTTTGTGTCTGAAGAAGACAAAGCAGTTCTCATTGAAGAAGCAACAGAAGCGTTCGAAGGTGTGCTAGATGCACTGCTTATTGATAGAGAAAACGATCCAAACTCAAAAGGCACAGCACATCGTTTAGCAAAGATGTATTACAATGAGATTATGGCAGGTCGCTATGATCCAATGCCTAGTGCAACTGCTTTCCCCAACGATTCAGAAGATCGTTATGCGGGTATGCTAGTAGTTCGTTCAGAATTGCGTAGTATGTGTTCGCATCACCATCAGCCTGTTGTAGGCACAGCATACATTGGCATTATTGCTAGTGAGAAACTAATTGGTTTAAGTAAATACACTCGTATTGCACAGTGGTGCGCACGTCGTGGCACACTACAAGAAGAACTTGCGAACGATATTGCTCGAGAAATTAAAAAGGCAACTGGTGCAGTAGATTTAGGTGTTTACATTCAAGCAACGCATGGTTGCTGTGAGAATCGCGGCATCATGGCACACTCAAGTCTAACACAAACCACAGTATTAGAAGGTTCATTTAAAACTGATCCAGGTACAAAGAAAGAGTTCTTTGACAATATCAAACTACAACAGGAGTTTGCTTGCTAATGGCTAAAAAAGTATCAAAGAAAGTAACCAAAAAGGTTACTAAAAAAGTTACAAAGAAAACTACTAAAAAGAAAGTTACAAAGAAAAAGACCAGTAAGAAAAAAGAAACTTGGCCACAAGTAACAAAAGGTAGTCATTTAACAGTAACCAAATATGAAGATGGTCGCTGCGATCTTGAATGGGATTGGGAACAACTTGAAAAAGATGTTGCCGCTGTATTGAGCAAATAAAATGGCACTTAAAGTAAAATCAACAAAGGTATTTCGCAACTTACCGTGTGGACACGCACAATTCTTTGACAAGGAACCAGATGGTTCGCCAGGACAGTGTGCAAGCGTACACGGATATGACAGACATGTTGAAGTTACGTTTGCAGGTGAGCCAGATGATATGGGTTGGATTGTAGCATTTGGTGATGCTACTAAACCTATTAAAGCATGGCTAGAATATTACTTTGATCATGTTACAGTATTACCTGCAAATGATCCACGTCTTGGCGAGATTCCGCCAACGCTAACTGAGCAAGGTAACTTGCTTGGTACATTGCGTGTATTACCAAGCGGTGTATCAATGGAAATGAGCAGCGTGTTTGCGTGGGAATGGATTAACCATTATGTATACAAAACCACAAAAGGTCGTTGTTATGTAGAACGTGTGCGCATCTACGAGCACGAACGCAACGATGCTATGTGCGAAGTAGACGAAGAAACAGCAAAGCGCGATGCTACTCGCAAAAATGTAGCAGGATTAGAAGCGTTGCCAGAGCAACGTTATTGGGATTGGGAATCACCTAAAGACCTATTGGAGCGTATCAATGGTTAAAGAGTACTATGATTTAAATTGTGTTTATCGCGATTGGCGACAAGCACCCGGCGCAAAGTCATACCTACATGGCTACTGTTTATCAGTTAAAGTTGGCTGTGAGAATGATGATAACCTAGATGGTTTTGAACAGTGGCTAAAGAATACATTTGATCATAATGTATTAATTGCTTACGATGATCCGTTTGGCGCACTGTTTGCCGGATTACCTAGCACAACTGCACGAGTAGTTAATGTAGAACGTGTGGGTGCAGAAGCATTTGCACAAATGATTTTTGAACGTGCTCGTGACGCAAATCCAACTGTAGAAACAGTTGAAGTAATCGAACACGGTGCTAATACAGCAACCTACTCAGATGAGTTTAAGGGTTCTGAGGGTTAGAATCAGTTGAGCCAGATTCTGCAGGTTTATATTCTGTAGGGTTTGGCTCGTTTTTAACGTTGTCCATACCACTAAGACGCTTGATATCATTTAACCAATCAGCGTAACGACCATCATCTTCGGGTGTGTTGTTTTCTTCACTCATAGTATATTACTTACCAACAGGTTTTTCACCTGTCAAATAAGGCTTACTAAACCATAGTTGAAACCATTCTGGTGTGCCTGGTTTTATGTTGTGCTTACGCTCTAGTTCGCGTTTTTCTGTGCCAGTTACGCTTATATTTGAACCTTCGTCAACAGGAATAGTGTAAGGTGTTAAACCTTTGTATTCATTTACTCCTGCCAATCGTTTAAGTTCTTCTAGGTTCATCTATTAATTCTGCTGTTAGGTTATCAAACATCAATGATAACTGGTTATCCCTACAGGCTGCGTGTATAGCACACGTTGCGTTTAGCCCGCGGTATTTGCCAACTAACTCTCCTTTAGAATACACATTGTAAAGTTGAGTTAGTCGCTCTGGGATCATTTCTTTTTCTTTTTGCCGCCTTTCATGTTAGCACACCAATGGTACATTCGCCCTCGTTCGCCACCATACTTTTTGGCCATTGAGCGCAAGTGCGAAACTGAACCTTGGCAACTTGCGCCAGCCCGCTTAACACGACCAGGACGACTTTTGCCTTTCTTTTTACCATCAGCGAAGTTTTCGTTGAGTTCATTCAAACCAACATAACCTTTAATGGTTTTGTCGCCTCGTGCCAATGCTGCTGCTACGCGATGATGGCCGTCAATGATCCAGTAGTTTGTACCGTCTACAACAATAGGCGGTGCATTCTTTTGTTTTATATAACTCTTTGCTTTGTCTGCGTTAATGTTTGATTGAGACACTTTTAGTTTAGACAGTGGAATATCTTTAAGTTCATATTTGTCAAAAGAACCAACCCACTGCTGAAACTCTTCGTCTGTTTCAATGTCATTGTGTCCTGTATGAATGTCAGAAATCATATAAAAGATATCGTCTGGTGTTGCCGCTTCCCAAACTTCTTTCTTGCCCCAAAACGCAGCGCCTTTGTCTGTTTGTGCTGTGCTTGGCTTGATAGGTGCGTCTAACTTTGTTTTAGCAAAGTCATACATTGCTGATGCTACACCTTGTCTGCGGAACCTAGTTTCTACAAATACGTCGTCTGCTTGATAACAATCGCAGTCCGAATCGTAGCGGAACATTACAGCACCCATTGCTTGATCGTATGCTGAATACGCATAGATTTGGAACAAGTCGTAAGCATAACCATACACAAGTTTCATACCACCATACTCAGTTCGCTTGAAACGATTGCGTTTAAAGAAGTCATCGTCTGGTTCAGGTATATCAACACTTTCCTTTAAAGATTCATCTACACTTGTAATAGTGTCTGTAGTTGCTACTAATAGCCCTTTGTTAGCTCGCCATTTCTCTACGCCATATACACTGCCACTATCTCGAGGATCATACTCGCCGTGGAATGTCTTATCTGAGTGGTTGTAGATATAAACATTTACATCCGGACGTTCTGCAAGTTGTTTCCAGATATACTCGCCGCCTGGTGACTGTTCAAAATCAGAGACTAATGTGTAACCTAATTCTTTTATAGCATACACATACAGAGGAACAGCAAGTTTCTTGCCTTGTAGTTCGGGAGCAAAGTCTACTGTAGTTTGGAACATGCCGTGGAATCGATCAAGTTCTAATCGTCCTAAGAAACCTTCGTCGTTGGGATCTTTAATTAAAAGCCAGATTGGTATAATGCCGCCACCGTCAATATAGATCTCATAGCCGCCAATTGTTTTACCAGTTGGCTTGGCATTACCAATCGAATCTTCCCACGACTTTGGTGTTGCATCATCTTTTCCAACATTGTCAATTCTTCTTATTTCGCTTAAACGCATTATAGTCCTGCCGTTTGGTCGCCTTGTGGCTCGCCAATCATTCGCGTTACTGTTTGGCCGCGAGTCTTAACTTGTTTATACCATTTAGAATTGCGTAGCTCGTTTGCTGCTGTTTTCCAGTCACCCTTAGCCGCAGCAGCACTAAACTTTGGAAACTTCTTGTGCCAACTGCCGCCCATGTTATATGTGAGATCTACCATAGCACGACGCTGTTTTGGCGATGCAAGATCCCAACCAGGAGTTTTGGTTGCTGCTTGATAATGATGATCAAAATCTTTGTCAAACAATTCGTCTGCTTGTTGCTGCGTGATACCAGCAGAATAATCTTCACCTGGCTTTACCAAATGACCATACCCGATGGTATCTAAACCTAGTGTATCTTTGTACACTTCAAGGCGGTTGCCTTCGTGCTGTTTAATCATGCTCTTTAGAGCATCAACATCGCCTACTGCTGCGTATGGATCTTGGTCCGCAGTTGCTTCTGCTATTTGTGTGGTTGCTAATACACCAGCAACTGTAAATTCTCTTGCTCGCATCTTAACTAGTTTTATTACCTTTTGTAAGAGAGACATCCATATCTCCATTTTTCTCTGCTAGCCATTGGTCCATCAATGACTCTACTGTAGGATCGTTTGCTGGCTTCTTAGTAGAAGCAGGCATTGGACGCTTAGACGAAGTTGTCTGCAGCGACTTAATAGGTTGATCGATAGTATTGCTTGGCTTTGGTGTTTGCTGAATCTGTGGTTTCATTTCAGGACGATAATCGCCTAAACGTTTCTCAGCATTAGCACGGTTTTGCATTTGTACTTCTGGAGACTTTTTGCTGGTTGCTTTAGTGCCTGCTTCTCGTGCTGCATCGTGTGCTGCTTTGTCGCGGATCTTTTTAGTAGCCAGGTAGCGAATAATAGTTGGAATTCCAATCTCGTTTAGTGGTTGTTGCTTTTCTTGTTGCCATTGATCCATCAACTCTTGCTCTACCGCTTCGTTTTTCTTTTTGGCCATTTTAGTAGCCGTTGCGTATTTCACAGACTCCCAGTCTTTGCCATAACGCTTTTTAAATTCTTTGTCTGGAAGATCGTCCGCATACTTGTCGCGTGTTTTGATTTCTTTTTTAGATAGTTTACGCTCTGGTACTTCTTGCCTCATAGTAGAATTTAGGTAGTCTTCGCGTTTCTTTTGAATCTTATCATCGCGGTCCTGGTGCATTTTTGATAACTTGATATTCTTTTGGCGTTGTCCAAACCAGTTTGGATTATCCACATCTCTATTAAACAACGGGCTGTCTACTTCAGGTTTCCATATTTTGTTAACACTAATAGATGTTCTTAATTTGTTTAATGCTTTAGTCTCAATTTGACGTATTCGTGTTTGATCTACTCCAAATTCTTTTGCAATGCTTGCTAGAGTCTGCTCATCACGCCCGTATAATCCAAAACGTTTGATGAGAACAACTTTTTCTCTGGTGTTAAGAATTTCCTTGCCAGTCTTATCTGTTGTGGTTAACATATTAGCGATTACTTTTTCTAACTGCTCTTTTCGAATAGCATCAAGCATTTCTTCGTCACTGTAGGACATTGTTGGATCCAATGGCTCAAGTTCTACTTCATCGTCTGCTTCTGGTAGCAGATTCTTTTCTTGTAGTTTACGATTGATCTCACGAATGTTTTGTTTAATCAAGTCGCGTGTGTATGGGTCTTTTGCTTTGCGTAGCATATAGATCATATCTGTTAGATCATCTACTAAGTCCTGATTTGACCTGTCTGCTTCCACTAATTGTTGTAATAATTGGTTAATACGATCCACGATCTTTCCTCTGTGTTTTTACTATTTATGTTGACTTCAGGCCTAAATAATGTTATAATAATCCTATGAAAACTGATAAACACAAACTCTATTACAACTGGGAGGATATGGAAGCGCAAGTTCACCATATCCAAAAACAAATCTATGCAGACAACTGGCGTCCAGACTATGTTGTTGGCCTAACACGCGGTGGCTTAACTCCTGCTGTGTTAATGAGTCACTGGCTTGGTTGCCCTATGTATGCTCTACACGTTCGCTTGTTAGACGGCGAGGAAGAGGATTGTGAGCATAACACCTGGATGGCAGAAGACGCACTAGGCGTCGTTAACCACAACGTAGATCCAACTAATGAAGCACGGTGGGATCCAAAGTATCGCAAGAACATTTTAATTGTAGATGACATTAACGACTCAGGTGCTACTATCAACTGGATCAAGCAGAACTGGCCTTCGGGTTGTTTCCCAGATGGTCCGTGGGATCGTATCTGGGGTCATAACGTGCGTTTTGCTACACTTGTAAACAACACAAACTCAGATGCAGAAGTAGACTATGCATCAGTTGACATTGATAAATTAGAAAATCCGGATACCTGGATTGTATTTCCGTGGGAAGATTGGGAACAGGATCATGGCTGATAAGAGCTTAAAGATAGCAGAGATTTTTTACAGTGTACAAGGCGAGGGTATCTTCGCAGGTGTGCCTAGCGTGTTTATTAGAACATTTGGTTGTAACTTTGAGTGTAGAGGCTTTGGATTGCCCGAAGGTAAACTAACAGGCGAACCAGAACTAATTGCACTTAATGTAGACGACTACGACACATACGAAGACTTGCCACTAGCAACAACAGGCTGCGACAGTTATGCAAGCTGGCATCCCAAGTTCAAGCACTTGTCGCCCAAGATGACCACAAGTGAGATTTGTGAACGTGTGATGATGGACATTGACGAAGTGAGATTATATCATAGTGCGTCGGGTATGCCTGAGATGCCACACATTATTATCACAGGCGGCGAGCCACTGCTAGGTTGGCAACGTGCATATCCAGAACTCATTGACAAGTTATATGATTTGGGCTTTCGTGAGTTTACATTTGAAACAAACGGCACACAGCCACTTTCTAAAGACTTTAAAGATTATTTGCTAACTAATAGCATTAAGAATAAAAAGATCAACTTGACGTTTAGTGTTAGTGCTAAACTGCCTTGTTCAGGTGAGATTTGGGAGCAAGCAATTCGCCCAGAAGTTGTAGCAGAGTATCAAGACTATGGTAAAACATACTTGAAACTAGTAGTTGCCAACAATCACGACGTACTAGATGCTAACACAGCGGTAACAGAGTTTCAAGCAGGCGGGTTCAACGGTCCTGTGTATTTGATGCCATCAGGCGGCACCAACGAGGAATATGACTTAACGTCCTTAGAGGTTGCTAACTTGTGTATGGAATACGGTTATCGTTACTCTCCACGCTTGCAAGTTGATTTGTTTAAGAACGCTTGGGGTACTTGATGTTTGATAAAATTAAAAACGCATTTAAAAAGAAGCAGACAGAAGTAGAAGAAAAGCCTAAAAAGACTCGCAAAAAGAAAACCGAAAAAGAACTTGCTACAGAACGTGGCGAGCCATGGGTAAGCATTTTAAGTATGGATGTTGATCCAGAAGATTTAAACTCTGGTTCGTTTGAATTAGATTGGAATGAAAAGTTTATTGCGCAATTAATGCGTCACGGCTATCAAGGTAAAACAGATCAAGACCTAGTTGATCAATGGTTCCAAAATGTATGTAGGCACGTTGTACTAGAAACATACGAGCAAGAGCAAGCAAATGTTAACAGAGAAACAGGCGATGCTCGCTTTCATAAAAAGCGCAACCTAGGTGACGGACGTTCGGAGATTTCATGAAACTATTTTTAAATGGCGATAGCAACACTGCCGGAACAGACGTTGACTTTGAAGACTCTATTCCGTACTTCTTAGAACAAGGACTGGGTGCAACCAATGTTACTAACCTAGCACTAATGGGAGCATCAAACGACTACATCTACGAAACCACCATGGAATATCTTCGGGATAACGCACCCGATTTTGTAATCATTGGCTGGTCGGATCCGGGTAGGTTCCAATGGTTTGATTCTGAAACTGGAAAAACAGCGCAGATTAATAGATTAAACATGTCTGAGATTAAAGTTGTTCCCGAAGAATATCGTGAGATTGAATATCTGATTAGAAATTTAACACATCCTGGTTCAGAATTTTATAGTCAAATGGGCCTGTATTGGCACATACAGATTTTTAATTTACACCAATATCTGCGATACCGTAACATTCCCCATCTATTCTTTAATGCATTTGAGTTGTTTACAGGTAAAGAGTTTAGGCCTAGTGAAATTAGAGTCAATTGGAAGAATCAATACTACAATCCGTATACCATAGATGGCTCGTATGTACAATACTGTATCAAAAATAATTACAAAGACGTAATTGACGGGCATTTTCATTTTGAACGTGCTGGTCAACAAGCGTGGGCAAACTTACTTCTAGAACACATCAAAGAAAATGATCTTATACATTAATGGATGCTCACATAGCGCAGCAGCAGAAGCAGTAAATCAACACGCATTTGCCTGCGACGACGGACAACTGTGGATGATGGGACGAGCTCCACATCCAGATAATGCCAAAGTGTCGTGGGGTCGCAAAACAGCAAACATACTAAAACTCAACCTACACCTTGATGCTGAATCAGCAAGTTCTAACTACCGCATTATTCGCACCACAGAAGATTGGTTAAACAGACACCCAAGTCACAAGGACGCTATCCTTGCTATACAGTGGTCAACATGGGAAAGAGAGGAGTGGCTAATAGATGGTGAATACTACCAGGTTAACGCAAGTGGCATTGACATGGTTCCAGAAAGTGCGCAAGAGCGTTATAAAGAATATATTCTCAATGTGGACTGGAACCAAAAGACTCTTGAGTGGCATGATACGATATGGAACTGGCACCAAGACCTACTTGGACGCGGAATCAAACATCTGTTTTTTAACGGCAACAGTACTTTTGCTGATGTGGGAGATCGTAAAGATTGGGGCATTAACTATATTGACCCTTATGGTGATCTTACCTTTGATTCATACATAAGATCGCAGGGCATTGACACTGTAATGCCAGGATCGTACCATTTTGGTCCAGATGGACACACTGCTTGGGGCAAATATTTCGCACACGAACTGGTTGACCGCAAGCTCGTCTAATGCTATAATAGCACTATGAAATACATACTTGTTGATACTGCGAATACATTCTTTCGCGCTCGCCATGCTGCATTCCGTGCGGCTGATCTTGACACCAAATTAGGCTTTGCCCTGCACGTTACGCTTGCTGCTGTAAACAAGGTAGCCAAAAAGTTTGACGCAGACCATGTTGTATTTTGTTTAGAAGGACGTAGTTGGCGCAAAGACGTATACGAACCATACAAAGCAAACCGTAAAGTAGCCCGTGCTAAACTAACTGATTCAGAAATTGAAGAAGATGAGTTGTTTTGGGAGATTTATGAGGATTTGACTAAATACTTGCGAGAGCAAACAAATTGTTCTGTTCTCCGTCATCCTCAAGCCGAGGCAGACGACCTTATTGCCCGGTGGATCGCTTTGCATCCTGCAGACGACCACATCATTTTAAGTAGTGACACAGATTATGTGCAACTACTCTCACCTCAAGTTATGCAATATAACGGTATCACAGAGGAACTACATTCCCTTGACGGCATCTTTGATGACAAAGATAATAGAGTAATTGACAAAAAAACTAAGGAGCCAAAGGAGATCCCCAATCCAGAATGGCTTCTCTTCAAAAAATGCATGCGAGGCGATACATCGGACAATATTTTTAGTGCCTATCCAGGTGTACGAGAAAAGAGTACAAAGAAAAAGGTAGGCTTACTAGAAGCGTTTGAGGATAAGACCAAGCAAGGATACGCTTGGAATAACCTAATGTTACAACGATGGACGGACCATGATGGTAACGAGCATCGTGTAATTGATGATTATCAGCGCAACGTTGAACTAATTGATCTAACTGCACAACCACAAGAATTAAAAGACCTATTTGATGCTTCTATTGCAGAGGAAGTCACCACACAAGACATAGGTCAAACAGGCATTCGCTTTATGCGATTCTGTGGTAAACACGACTTACAACGTATTTCAGAACAAGCAGCAGATTACGGACGTTGGCTAGGTGCGACATACAAAGGACATTTAGAATGATTGAAGCAAAAACAATAGTAAACGATAAGTTTTGGATACTACGCGATGGTGGTCGCAAGGTGGGCGAACTTAACTTAGAGCAAGAAGGCTATCGTGTTAAAACCGTACGTGGTACACGACACTTTAAGAACCTAGATGCAGTACGAGCTAAGGGCATTGTATTTGACAATATTAAAATTCAAGCAGGCAAGCAAAGTGATATTGACGTAGAAGGCTATCCTGCACTGGGTACAGTATACAATCCTGTATGGGACGTTCAAAAGCGGCTGCCTCTATACACAAAAAAACCAGATTCAAAGAGCTTGTTTGCTGCAGGTTGGTATAACGTAACTATCAAAGGCAAAACTAAAAAGATGTTTTGCCCTAAACTTATTATTCTTGAGCGTAATGAGTATGAGGGTCCTTTTGTAGAGGAACCGGGTAAGAGTATTTTCTACGATTTATTTGAATAATGCACTCAATCAACACATTTATTGACAAGATTAAATTCTTAGAAAGTAAGAACTCAAAAGAATTCTCAATGACTCTGCGTGAGGCAAAGGATCTTCACGCTGACATTACTCGTTTGTTACTGGTACTTCAAGAACTCACAGAACGTGAGAACAAAACACAAGAACCAGTACAAATTGAACTTGGAGGCGGCGGTTTTTAGCATAAATATATGCTATGAGTCGTCCTAAACCTGAGATCTTAGTAGAATCTGCAGATCGCACAACATTTAAATCAGAACAAGTTCTTGCCAGCGAAGGTATATGGACAGTGTTCTACGATGGTCGTCCTATTAACCTACGATCAATGCCAATGTTAGCAGCACACTCAGGACCTAAGTATAAGAAAGTATCATTTTCAAATCCTGGACATGCTATCAATCTTGCTAAAAAGCTCAACAAGCAGTTTAAAACAGACCTATTCACAGTGGTGTTATTAAATGCAGGCGAGCAAGTATATCCTTAAAAAACAACTAACTGAACAGATAGTTAAACAATTCCCTAAACTTGATTGGACACTTGAAAAGGCTGTACGCACCTGGTGGGCTAATCCAAACGGCGGCTGGAAATTAACTTATGCGGGGTTTCGCTGCTTTGACTTACTTGATATTGAAGGTTATGAGTTTGATATTGAAAAACTTACACCAGCATTAGTAATAAAAGCAGACCGTATACTGGAATCACCATACTATATTAATATGCGTGATAAGATATTGATTCTTTACAGCGGTAAAGAAGCAACTGCTCTTAAGATGACTGGCGTAGATTTTGCAGAATACTTAGAAAAATATTGTTAAAATAGGTTGACATTTCTTAAAAAGTGTGTATAATATACATCATAGGCAATTAGGCAGTTCAAAAATTGCAAAAAAGAGCCGAAAATTAACCCTTTCGGCTTTTATTGTATAAGTAATATTAGTAATTGCTTATATTGTTAAGAACTAATGATATAGGTTCAAAAAATTTAACACAAATCTTAAGGAGATTTACAATGAAAAAAATTATCGCAATCGCTGCTATCGTAGCAACAACTAACTCTTTCGCTTTCTTTGGCGACAACGCTAACACCAACACCAACGGTGCTTTCGCTAACAATGGCGCAGCAGACGTTCGTGGCAACGCTACTGGCGAAGGTGAAGGTTCATTCTCAATGACTTTTGAAGGTGCTGGCAAAACTAACGGCAAACTAACTGGCAACGGCACTACTAACGGTTCTGCTTCTGGTTTGGCTTCAGACGACGTTGATTCAACTGGTCGTGGCACTGGTTACGCAGACGCAGCAGCTAACGGTCGTGGTGACGGTTCAGCAGAAGGTACTGCTCGTTTCTCAATGAGCTTCTCTGGTCGTGCTAAAGGCAACGGCGACTTTGTTGGCAATGGCAACATGGACAACAACGCTAACGGCACTGCTTACGGCTACGAAACTCCATACTACTACGAAGCAAAGTAATAGGCTTTTAGGAGTCAAAATAAAAGCCCTGGTAGTTGCAGCTATCAGGGCTTTTTTAAAAGGAAAAAAAAAAAAAAAAAATTATTACATCGCTGTAATAATTTTATTTAGTAAAAGGTAGGGAAAAGGCATGAAAAACAACGGTTGCCCATCATCATTTCCAGGGTGTGTAGAAACTATGCTAGTTGGTCTAGCAATGGTTATCACACTAGGTATTATGTTTGCGTTTGAAGTGGCGCAATTATAATATAATAATTTTCTAATTAAGGATAACTAATATAATGAACTTAGTTTCTAAGGCACTAGTATTTTGGTATGTAAAATGTCCTACTCCGCGCATTTGGCGTTGGGTGACAGACAAACTAGAAGAAATGGCTGCTAAATCATACAAATAAGGAGAGAAGCTATGGAGCTAGATGCTCGAGGTTTAAACTGTCCACTACCAATCCTTCGCGCTAAGAAAACTATCGCAGGAATGGAATCAGGAGAGATTCTAACTATTATTGCTACCGACCCAGGTAGTGTAAACGACTTTGCTTCGTTCTGTAATCAAACAGGACACTCACTACAAAAGTCGGGTCAACTAAATGGCGAGTTCCATTTTGAGATTAAGAAAAAATAAGGAGATATACTATGGCAGATTATGCAGTAGATGAAGAAGGCTACCTAGCCAACATTAACGATTGGACTCCAGCAATTGCAGAAGACCTAGCAGCAGACGAGAAGATTGAACTAACTGATCGTCACTGGGATATCATTAACTTCCTACGTGAGTACTATGAAGAGTTTCAAATTGCTCCAGCAGTTCGTGTACTAACAAAAGCAGTAGGCAAGAAGTTTGGTAAGCAGTACGGTACTTCAAAGTATTTGTACGAACTATTCCCATATGGCCCAGGCAAGCAGGGTTGTAAAATCGCAGGCCTACCAAAGCCAACAGGTTGTATCTAAACTAAATATTTTAATACATAAGGAATAGATATATGAAAAGGCTATTAACTATTTTGGTTGTAGCCTTTTTCTTTGTAACAACAACTATAAACGCCAAAGAAGAAGGTACACACAACGACCAACAGTTCGTGAATCCGCAGATTCCGTGCAACCAGTGGGATATGATTACTCACAACCTAGTAAACGATTATCAGGAGTTTCCTGTAGCAGATGGCACTTCTGCTCTAACCATGCAAGATGGCACAGTATTTGGCGGCACACTTGTATTTTTTGTTAACAAAGACACCAGCACATACACAGTGGTTGTCCATTTTGAGGACGTGAATTTGGGCTGCGTAATTGGCGCAGGCGAGAATTTTGCGCCTGCAGGCAAGAAATATCTGGAACTTTTAGGTGCTGTAAAGATGTAATTAAATACAGGCATGAAACCTGCCTGTTTGCGAATTACTGGTCCAACTATTTTTGAGTTTGACAGTTTCCTGGACCCTGTGTGTGCCATTATTGACGATCACGTTGGCCATGATGGAAATCGTGCAGGATTTGATCATTTAAATCATTTAATTACAAAATCCCCCAATACTCGGGTATTCATTGAATATTGCAATTCTAATGAGTGCGACACTGCTATACCCATTCCCTGGTGGGCAATTCAAGAAGTAGAACGACTTAAAAAGCACCCAGAAGCAATGTGGACTGAAAAGACTTCCGCATTTAGCTTTATGATCAACAAACTTAGGCATAGCCGAGAATTTCTAATGCGGCTACTTGACGAATTGGATATTAGCACCACAACATACTCGCTGGTCTCTTCAGAATTTAACAACCACAAACCAAAGTACTGGGAACATAGCGATTCTATAACGCTAAAAGACTCTATTAACAATCATAGCTATAGTAACATTGCGATATACAATCAATACACAAGAGATCACATATTTTTCACTTCGTATGTGCATTTAATTACCGAACCTGGTTGGCTTGAAGAATCAACATTTATCACTGAAAAAAGCATATTTCCTTTTGATGCAGGTAATATTCCAATTTGGTGCGGCGGCTGGAAACAACCATCATATTTTAGAAAAATGGGCTTTGATGTGTTTGACGATATTGTTGATCACAGTTATGAAGATTTAAATAGCCCCAAAGAACGTATTGTACAAGCCGTTGTGCGTAATAAAAACTTGTTAAAAAACAAGCACTTAGCGGCAGAATTTTTTAACAAAAATCGCGACAGATTTGAGGCTAACCGTAAACTATTACGGTCAGATTACTTGCTTGATTTTTATGTTAATAAAATCAATGACTTACAGCTAGACGACTACTATAAGAAAAATCTATTAGAATTGCTGTACGCATAGAAATCTTTTTTCCAAAAAAGGTTGCTTTTTTCTTTGTGTCCGCTATAATAACAGTATAGCAATTAAGGAGCTCAGCAATGAAACTAGCATTTTTTACTGAACACAAAGAAAACTACGGCACTGACGAGAACCCCGTCATCAAATACAAGGGCGGTGCTTGTTATATCGTTAACAACGTCAAGGAGCAGGATAAGGATCGTACCATTGACGCGGTGTTTGCTCTAGTGCATACTGAGTGGGAATCAATCATGAGCGTTGAGTTCTTAGATGACGATGAGAATGTGGATATCAACGAGGAGCGCGAGTTTCCTTACTACATTACTTACGACCCGTATGGTGGTGAGTGGGTTATCACACAGTTGCGAGTAGGCGACAAGTACGACTGTTGGTACGATGAGAACAAGGCAGTAGCCCTGTTCAAAATGTGGACTTACGGTTCAGACTTTAAACTCAAGCCTGGCACTTATGTAGAAGAGTTGTGGGACGGTGAGACCTATACTGCCCATATCTGGGATAGCAAGAATTATGAAACCAAAGAAAAGGAGTTGTGGTAATGAGAACTGTAATGACTGAGTTGGTTGTTAGTGTTGAGTCAATGCTCAACAAGGGCCTTACACCTCATCGCATTGCTGTTGATGTAGCAGAAGAGTATGGAATCCAATACGAGGATGCTGTAAAATTAATTGCACCTATTGCTGAACTCCATAAAGAAATTGTAGGAATGTTTTCGTGAAAGAGTCAGATATCAAGTATGACGCTAAAAAAGATATGTGGTATATTTGTAGCCCACTGGGTGTTTGTATGTATTTTAAGTATCGCGACGAAGCAGTTCGTATTATGGACGAGTTTGCTCCGCCAGGTGAACATAAATTGTTTGGAGAAAAGAAATGAAGCCAATTAAAATGACTTGGGAAATTCGTTTAATCATGCGTGAGCTTACCAAACTATCACGTCGTATTAATCACGAAATCTATATGAACGACGGCTGCGTTGACGAGCATGTTAAGCGACTGCAAGCAGAGTATGCCGCTAAACTTGAAGAATATAATCAAACTGTGGAGTATGTGTAATGGTTACAGGAACATATAAGTTTAAGTTTCCAGTTGACGAATACGGACGTATTGGCGGCTTATACAGTTTAGCTGATGTGCCAGTTAAAGGGTACGAGGTGTTAACTCGCACCTGCGAATTTTTAGCACACGATCCTACACAAGATCTATACCAAGTTAAAGATCTTGAAAAGGGTTGGGAATTTGTTGTAGAAGCTAACGCAGTAGAAATTGACAATGCTTGATAATATTTTTCTAATCGCAGGTGGTTGGATTCTTGGAATGGTAATCGCTTGGGCATTTATTCATGGTGGCACTAAGTGACCTTACAAGAAGATATGCAGGAAGAACTTGCTTACATTATTGCTCGTGCAGAAGTATTGTATGCTGTGGGCAAAACAGCGGCACCAATAAAGGATCTTGCTACCGCGATCACCTATCTCAAACTTGCACAAACAGGTATTCAAAATGAAATTGATCAATAAAGTTCGTCGCACAACGCGAGCGCATTATGCCAAACAGGTTGACAAACTTATGGATGAACTTGTACAATGTAAAGACAATAAACGTATTGTTGAACTTAAAACTCGTATCAAGGACTTGCAATCATAATGGACTGGGTTACTGTTTTACTCGCTATTTCAGCACTAATCGCGTTTCTCGCTGTTGTTTACGGACTGTGGGACGCAATTGACGAATTCTTTGAGGAGCGAAAGAAATGAAATATAATGTAACTGTAGAAGTTATCTCACATATGGTTTACCAAGTTGAAGCCAACTCAGAAGACGAGGCTAACAAATTAGCTCAAGATTTTGATGGCGAACTTTTAGAAGAATCTGTGCGAGACACAGAAGTTATCCATTGTATTCCAAGTTGGGAGGCAGCATGATTACCCGCGACGAAGCGTATAGCGTTATCTGCGATTTAAATGAAGAAGCACACGCTGCAACCTACGATGATTGGGAGGCAGCAGGCGACGACGAAGAGCTTCTTGAAGATGCTAGTAGCAACCAGGCATTTGAGTTTCGAGAAGCATTTCAAAGTTTAGATTTGGATACGCAAGAAGCAATCTTACATTATGAAAAAACAGATGCAGACTTTGCTCAAGAATTTAATATGTGGTGGGGACGATAATGAAAGTAACATTTGCTACCAAGGAAGCCTGGAAAGAATGTATGCAGGAAATGAGTAACTTGGGTATTGACTACGCTTCAGGTAGTGAGAAAGACTTAACTGTAACTATCTACTCTGGCGAAGAACTGTTCAAAGATCTCATTGGCAACTGCGAGTGTGCATTTAACCCGTATGAGGATTATCCAAAGTGAAAATGTACGAAGCAGTTGTGCGCGATATGAAAACACTCAAAGAAGAGCGCAAACGTATTGGCGCCAATAGTCCAGAAGAGGCACGTCGCTTGCTACAACAGCTCTACGGCGTTCGTGCTGTTCCTTACTTGCCGCGTCAGGTACCTCAATAATGCAATGCAACGTAAATACAAATGTGGAGAATTACAAAGGCTTTGGATGGCCGCAACCCTACAAAGGATACTGTTATGTTCCGTGGGAAGACTACGAGGACGATGTTTGCAAAATTTTCCACGAAGTATATTACCGTTGCAACAAGCATGGTCGTAACCTACAAGTTAAAGCACCAAAGTGGTTTGAAAACCTTTCGCCCTACAGTTACCCAACACAAGAGCAGTTTGAACGTGCTGTCAACGAGTGTTTGTTAGAAAACGAAACACTAATATACGATTATGAAAAAAATAATCCACATCAATAAAAATATTATCCAGTCCAACAACAAGCGTGGCGAAAACAAGCCTGTATGTCGTGTTGAGATGGGTGGCAAAACCTACTATGGTAGTAAGGTAGATATACTTGGTCCAAGTACAATGATTTACTCACCAGACAAACCACGCTCGTGTGGCGCTCGCTTATGGATTGAAACAGATGCAGAGGTCGAGATCCACGATCAAACAACTTATAGAGAGATGATGAAACGATGAAATATTTAATTTTAGCAGCAGCGATTACTTCAACCTCGGCACTAGCAGATGGCAGTGTAAACGCAACAGTCGAAGATCACTATAAAAACTATCGCGTGTCTACGCCGCACACAGAACGAGTATGCCGTGATGTAGAAGTTCCTGTTTATGGGCAGTCAGATAGCACAACTGATGGTACTATCTTAGGTGCTATTGCAGGCGGCATTCTTGGCAACCAAGTTGGTAAAGGTAATGGCAAAACAGCAGCAACAGCGTTAGGTGCTGTTATTGGAAGTCAAGTAGGTCGCAACTTAGATGCGCAAGACAGCAACAACGTCGTTGGCTACCGCCGCGAAGAACGCTGCGAAAACAAAACCACGCACAGTTACTCGCACGAGTCACGCTACTCGCACAGCACTATTGAATTTTGGGATAACGGACGTAAGTATACATTACGCTACGAAAAGTGAAAATACAGGAAATTGGCAGTGGCTTGTATGTGATGGACCTTGTGATCAATGTCCACTTTGTACTGAAAAATACCAAAAGCGGCCGTAGAAAATTCAAACTAAAAAACGGCTTGAAAAAGACACTCAAGAAGTGCGGAGTAAGTTGGTACTTCTTGTGGGGGCATGAGTTTCCTACGCAAATAGTATTGCGTAAAGTAAAACCTAAAATGCTAACTTACCTGAGTTTACTAAAATGAAATGGGTATTGATTTATATTGTTATTAATGGTCCTATGACTGACGTTCAACGTGTAGGTGCGTTTGATTCAATGACAGAATGTTTTCGCATACGCGAAGATATTAAAGCAAGCGTAACCAGACAAGAGCTATTTCCGCCCGGTCATCAAGCAGTTTGTATTAGAGCAGAGGTTGAGTAATGGTACTATACTTACATAAAGTAGCGAAACTGTTAGGCTTAAAGCCTAAAGATTTAAAACAGCATATTCGCAACGGCGAACTACATTTAGACGATGCAGGCATGGTTGACTGTGATGAGATTAAAATCCTATACCCCCGCGAATGGGAACAGGCACAAACTGATCCCCAGATTGAATACCTAAACGCTGTTAAAGAAACTTGCGGCAATTGGAAAAACGGTGCCAGAGAAAAAATGGCAGCCATGGATAAGCATCATCTTGTTAACACCATACGTCGGTTAGAAGCAGAAAACCACGCACTCAAAAAACGTATAGCAGAACTTGAATCCAAGTAAATAACTCAAGTAATGTAAGGAATAATTATAATGGCGTTAATGATTACCGACGAATGTATCAATTGCGATGTGTGCGAGCCAGAATGCCCTAATGGTGCTATCTCACCTGGTGAAGAATACTATGTAATTGACCCAGGTCTCTGTACAGAGTGTGTTGGCCACTTTGAAACCTCTCAATGCGTAGAAGTATGTCCTGTTGATTGTATCCCGCTAGATCCTAACTATGAAGAAACTGAAGAACAGTTATATGCGAAATATTTAAAAATTACAGGCGAGGAATGAAACCAATAATACTTGTAGGCAGTAATAGCAATTTACTACAAATGGTTGACAATGCAAATTCTACCGGCAGAGAAGTTGTTGGCATTGTAGATAGTGACTATTATGGTAATACTGACTCAATTGAAGGCGTACCAGTAATTGCGTCTGAATACACGTTTGACTGGAGCACAAATTTTGATTACTTTGTTGCTACAACATGGTTTCCCGAAGATACTAGTACCCAGAGACGAAATAAAACAAAACGACAACACTTAATTTCTTTACTGGAGAAGAATCAAATTCTATGCACAAACTTAATACATGCACGAGCACTTGTGCCCGAAACCTGCCAACTTGGTAATGGCATTATGATTGCTGCCGATGCAATACTTGGAAATTATTCTAAAGTAGGTAATTACTCGCAGATCAGAGAAAAGGCGTATCTAGCACATCATGCATGTGTCAAGCAAGATTGCATAATACAGGTTGGTTGTTACGTAGGAGCAAACGTAGTGGTAAACAAAGGATCTTACATGGGTATTGGAGCGAGTATTATTCCTAGCCATACAGATCCTCTTGTAGTAGAAAGAAATTCGTTTATTAAGAGTATGCAACTAATTACTAATAATACTAAAATTACTAAGGTAAAAAACAATGGCCAATGAGTACTTGAGATATATAAACTTGCCAAGAATCCCCGAGGAACTACTAGCAGAAGTGCCTGAGGATCTATCTAAATTTACAAAAAATGACGGTCCTGATTATTTGCGGAATTATCAATGGAGCGATCAGTTTAATCAGAAAATTAATGCATGGTGTCAAGAAAACATCTGCGCTGATATGTACTGGGCGTTTCAGTTTATGAACGGCGATTTAGGCAAGCATGTTGGACGCGAAACCAAGATAAAATTTATATACTTGGTTGAAAAGGGCGGCGACAATGTACACACACGTTTTTGGTCAGACGACCACAAAACAGAACTTGCCGACTATGTAGTTGAGCCGCATCGCTGGCATATTCTAAAAGTAGACAAAGTGCATTCAGTTGACGGCATTCCCCCAGGTGCTGTGCGTTGGGGTATTACTGGCAGACTTTTTGGCGAATAATCGTTGACAAATTCCTAAAAACGTGTATAATACACACTATAAGTTAAACAAGACTTATATTTTTAAAGGAAAAATTTTAAATGAAAATCTTAGCAGTACTTTTAGGTTTAGCAGTGGTTGGCGCCGCTGTCGTATTTTACATTTCCAACAATGAAACAGAAACCGTGGCAGCAGCGGCTCCAGCAGTGGTTGAAGCACCTGCGACTGCACCAGCAGCAAAGTAACAGGAGAATATCCAAATGAACTTATCTGAAAAACTCTCAAAAGCAGATGACTCTGTTCAAATCCAAATCTTTGATAACGGCTTCATGGTAGAAGTATCAGGTCGCAACGCAGATGACGATTGGGCAACTGCAAAAATCATGTGTGCTACACTTGAAGAAGTAAACGCTGTTGTTGCAGAAGCAGCAGAGATGGAACGTTCTTAATACCGCAACGTAGTGGCGGTATGCGTATTCAGTCCGCGAGCAAATAGACTGGATGGTGCCACCTGGGCTAACCTGGGCAAGTTAATAAACTGCCCAAAACTTAAACGGCGTAGATAATACGCTAAATAATCTTAACACTTAGCTGGTGTAGCTCAGCAGGCAGAGCGCCACACTTGTAATGTGGATGTCGTAGGTTCGATTCCTATCACCAGCTCCAAACAATTAGCCTCAGTGGTGGAATTTGGTAGACACGCTGGTTTTAGGTACCAGTGCTGCAAGGCGTGGGGGTTCAAGTCCCTCCTGAGGCACCAACATATTATGTCAGGTAAGTTTAATATACAAAACAATCACGGTCTAGCAAGTGACTTTTTAACTGACAGTCAAATAGAAGAATTTGCTGGTCGTTTCAAGTCATACGATCCTATTGCAATTACCGAAGGACAATGCTACGGAACCGATATCAATCATCCCGATTTTGAATGGTTTGATCGCGAGTTTTTTCCGCTAATTAAAAAATTCACAGGTAATGATCGTGTACATCCAATTTTTGCAATGTATGCTGACTTTGATGCTAGTTTTAAAATACATCAAGATATTAAAGATATCCCCGACACTGATCCTAATGCAATACAGTTTGCAAGTTTTATGATTCCTATTAGTGTTGACTATGATCCAAAACTATGTAACAAAAACTCTACTTTATTCTTTGGACGTTCGCAGCAAAGCGAACCAGACCCTACTGAAAAACCATGGCACAAATTAGTTCCTGAAGCAAAAAGGCATTTGGCAAAATCTCATATATGTACCGCTAATTATTATTGGTCGCGAGGTTCAATTATCTGGTGGAACAGCCTTATGTACCATTGCGGTGCCGACATGGAAGCAATTGGTATAACATCTAAGCAAATGTTTGTTATTCATACCTATGTCAAGTGATCCAATTCCAAACACAATTGAGCTACTGGGCAAGGATCCTTTTTTAACATCTATTAGAAATAAAATTATTTCTGGTGAACTGCGTTGCACGTCTGATAATCCACATCAAGAATTTGTATCTAAGATGGACCAATGGGTTCAAAAGCATGATCATTTCAAACTCAACGGGTTAAACGCATTTCCAAACACCGACGTGATTATTGGATGCCACCATTACCTTGATGGCTTATTAATACAGCACGGGATCAATGGAATCCAAGTGGTTGATCACGATTATCGATACTATAGTCGACTGGATCCCACCAAAACATGGGCAGTGCCAGGTGAATTAGAGCCAAACACACCGCTAGTTATTGCAACACCGTTTCCTGGCTATCTAGGGCTACATCCAGACTTTGACAACTTACTTGATGAAGCAGAACAGAAGAATATTGATGTACACCTAGATATGGCCTGGCTTAGTGCCAGTAAAGGTATTGAAATTGATGTTAACAGGCCCTGTATTAAAAGTATTGGCATTAGTCTTACAAAAGGCTATGGTGCTTCCTGGAATCGTGTGGGCATTCGTTACACAAAAACAGTCAACGAGCATGATCCAATTACTATATTCAACGGTGTTAATATGTGCCCTGATGCTGTAGTAAGAAATGGAATACTACTACTTGAAAATATCCCAAGTGGATATTTGTGGGATACCTATGAAAATCAGTATCTAGGACTGATTGACCAATACAACCTAGATGTTGGCAATATTATTTTTGCCGCATATGGCAAAGATAGAATTATATACTCACTGAGTCACTTGTACTTAGAGTCATAAATACTCTTATGCGTCTCGAAGAGTTTATAACCCCAACACTATTTGAATCTGTTCTCGTTACAGAATGGATTCTAGTTGAAGGTAACATATACAAAGGTCGTCTATTTGACAAAACAGTTGCTCGCTTTATTAAAGATCCTCAAGTTACTGCAAAACTAGATGAGTTTATAGCATTTAAAAGTGCTAACCCTGGTGAGCCGTTTGGTGCTAAAGATTATCCAATGGTAAAGAAAGGTCCGTTTGGTGTAGTGGATGGTTTGCGACATGCTGCTTTATCTCAAGACGTGAGTGTGTTTTATTCAGTAAAGGGCGGTGACCTAAAGTTATACGGCCTGTTCACACACAAAGAAGCAGGTATTGGCAATACACCTAATATCAAAACTCAAAAGCAACTTGCCAAGACAATGAAGAAGCAAGACTTTAATGAGTACTAAACACAACAGCCCAGAAAACTCACAAGAGGGTTGTCACGATATTGACTTATGCGAAGGCGGTGTTGACTACCTAGCAGCATGGGATGGTTCAGATGCTCCTGATTGGGCCAATCAACGTTCGTGGTATGTCTCAGGTAAGTGGGATTTAGAACATGACGAATTATCAGTCAACAGTTTTTTCTAATTAAATACACTCAATATGATTCTTACTTTTACTAACATCAAAGATCCCAACGATGTAGTTGACCTGCGCCTAGAGCCTATAGACAACCAGGTAGTTCATTCCTGGATTGAATATGTACTGTCAAAAGAGGCAACTATGACGGCGGTTCGTTGGCGCGTCACTGACCAGTGTACAAAATTCAGTATTGGCCATTGCATCGAAAAGTGTACTCAAGCCATTGCAGAACTTGATAAACTTGGCTTACACTGTCCGTATCCTGTTCCAGAAGAAGATCGTATAGATCAAAAATGGTGTAATCGAGCACATCGATGGTTTACACATCAGTCAAAACGGATGAACCAATTCAGTCGAAATACATCTAAAGAATCAAAATGGTTACAACAGCTAAACCACTTTATACACAAAATGGAAGATAACTTCCCTATACATACTGATTGGGAAGCAGATTATGAAATAGCAGCAGTAGACAGCAACCCAAACTATAATGGTACTGGATGGTGGTACTTCCCATTCAACGAAGTAGTGCGAAAAGACTACCACAGTGCAGATCATTATCATGTAATTCTGTGTTCTGAGATCTTAGGAAAATCTACATTGAAATCATTCATTGACGGAGACGATCCTAATGACTGGGACACTAGTGGTCACGACACCAGTTTTGGTGGAATAAACATTTGTGTAACTGATAGTCGACAGAAGTTATACCAAAGCGAAGAATTCCAACAATGGCTAGATCTCAACAATGCTACTAGCGAAGATGTATATTATGATTTTCCAATTGGAAATATTGCTAATATTGACGAGGCTCAAGATCTGCTCAGGCGCATGGATCAAGAAGAATTTACTCTAACATATCATAGAGAATAGTTGACATTCTTCAACATTTCCACTATAATAACACAATCATTGTCAGGGTGGTGTAATTAGCACGGCAGCGTGTCCAAATGCTGCGGTCGAGGTGAGAATCCTTGCTCTGACGCCTGACACGGGCCTATAGCTCAGTTGGTCAGAGCAGTGGACTCATAATCCATTGGTCCTAGGTTCAAGTCCTAGTGGGCCCACCAACTTAAACAAGGAACATAATGAAAGATAAAGTTATCCTAGTAGACGCAGACGGCGTACTGTTAGATTGGGTATATGCTTTTGACCGCTGGATGGCACGTCACGGCTATACTATTCACGATCCTACTGACTACTTGATGAGTGTTAAGTATCAGTTAGAGCATAAGGAATCGCGCAAACTGATTCGTATGTTTAACGAGAGTGCAAGTATCCGCAAGATTCCGCCACACAAGGACGCAATCAAGTGGGTTAAAAAACTACACACAGACCACGGCTATGTGTTCCATTGTATCACATCACAAACAGATGACGAGTATGCTCAACACCTACGCAAAAAGAACCTACAAGAACTGTTTGGTCCTAGCGTGTTTGAAACATTTGAAATCCTGCCCTGCGGTGCTGACAAAGATGGTGCACTAGTCAAATATAAAGGCACAGGATGCCTCTGGTTGGAAGATAAACCGGAAAATGCTGTTGTAGGTTATGAGTTAGGTTTGCGAGCAGTTTTGATGGACCATATCCATAATAAAGACTTCTCGCATCCAGAAATTCCGCGAGTTAGAAACTGGCAAGAGATGTATAGCCTCGTGCTTAGTCAAGATACTTCCAACCACTAACACCGCGTTTGATGCGACCGCCTAGTGCTTCAGGCGTTATGCCTAGTGCTTTAGCAGCGGCGTTTCGACTTTTGTATATTGTTCCATCAGGACTTATGCAAGGTCGAGATAACGATTCGCTAATCTTTTGTTTAGTTAACTTTGTAGGAGATTTTCGAGACTTAATAATTCTTCCAGGAGTAAACCCAGCAGGTTGTGTTCCTTCTGAAACATAGATGGTCTCTTTGCCGTTGGTATACCATTTGAGATTTTGTTCTGCTACTGCGCTTCTTCCATACATTGAGTTGCGTTTGCCGGATGTATCTCTTTTTGATATGCCTTCTTTATAGGCGTCGCATTGCGAAGTATCGCCCCCGTCGCCCGATTCAGGAATACAGTTTGCAAATGTTTGATCATTTACTACGTTCCATAATTGAGAATAGTAAAGACCTTGATGTTTTATTTCCAATGGATCAGTTGACTCAAATAATACTTTTGTATCAACGTCATTGCCGTGTTTATTTAGATGGCGGCGCCAACGAGTTCCAGATCCACGATATTCATATGGATCCCGGACTGTTTTGCCAAGATACTTTAAACCTGTTTGGCGATGAGTTTTTAAGTAGAGATAAATCTTTTGCATAAATTTATTTATGACGACAAGCCAGAAAACATTTAGGAGGTCTAATGGCAAATAAAAAGAAAGAAATGGTTGATCACCCAGATCATTATAACAGCACCAAGTTTGAAGTAATTGACATTATTGAAGAATTTGGCTTGGATTTCCACTTAGGTAATGTAGCCAAATATGTGCTCAGAGCAGGGCACAAAGACGATATCGTCCAGGATTTGAGCAAAGCCCGCTGGTATTTGGACAGAAAAATCGCCCAATTACAGGAAAAAAATTCAAAATAATTTGTAAGTCATTGTTTTTATTAGGAATCTTTTTTTGATAAAAGGTTGACCATTCTGCTGCATCCGCTATAATACACATACTAACTAATTAAAGGAGCATAGCAAATGGCAACACGTTCAATTATCGCAGCAGAGTTTGACGCAGAAATGGGCGGCAACATTGTAGCAACTTACTGTCACTATGATGGCTACTTAGAAGGTGTTGGCACTACTCTGCTTCGCAACTTCAACGATTCAGAGAAGGCATTTGCTATCGCTGATATGGGCTACTTGAGCTGTTTGTATGATACAGTTGAAGAAAACGCTGATCCAACTGAGTTTGGACACGGCGGCCACGCTAACAACGATGATCCAGCATACTTTGACGATGCTGCGGATATTGAAGCAAACCTAACCAACTATGGTGCAGAATTTGCTTACTTGTTCAAAGACGGCAAGTGGTTTGTGTTTGATCGTTACAACAACCCAAACTGGACGTTGCTTGATCGTACTGCGGCAGCAGCAACTCACTAATAAATACTTAGGAATAAAGATGAAACTTTTACTCATTCCTTTAATTGTAACCTTAGTTGGATGTTCGTCACCTGGTGAAAAGATGACAGTGTTTGAGCAGTACATGATGAAACGTGCAGCAGCGCCAAAACACTACACCACAATTGATGTAGAAGCACCGGTGCCAACCCAAAACTGCTACATTAACCAAAATTACATTTACTGTAACTAATAGGAGAACTACAATGGCTCGTGATAAAGATTTTGATTTTATTGACTTTGATGTAGACGGCGAAACTGATACTCAATCATATCGCATTGGCTCAGCCTCAGACTCTTGGGGTGCAACCGAATCTAACGCAGATTACTTCTCAATCTCGTCAGACGACTTTGGTGGGTTTGACGACGACTTTGGTTGCTAAACTCTTACTAGCATTTCTCTTCGCAATGTCCTCGGTTCACGCCGCGGACATTTTTCGCGACGGCGATAAGGTTTTCATCGAAGGCTACATTGAAGACGGCGATCTAGCTCGACTACGAAAAACCATAGAGGATGGCGATACTATTGTTGCTCGCTCTCCAGGTGGACAAGCATTTGAAGGCTACCGTATGGGGCAACTGCTAAAGAGTATGTTTGACATTCACTTTGTTGGGGTAAGGTGTTCGTCAGCCTGTGCTAATATGGCAATGGGTGCAGACAAGGTTGAGGGTAACTTTGCCTTTCACCTAGCACGGTTTCCAGAAAAAGCACTAGAAACATTGCCTGAAGAGGACAAGCAATACATTCCGCGAATGCGTGAATGGTTGGTAACACTCAATGCTCTTATTATAACAGAACTTTGGGAAAACCACTTGACACTTGAGCAAATTGCTAGTATAGTAAAGGACGAATCAGAAAAGAATCTGATTGATGTTAAATTTGAGGAGATACATTATGGGCTTGGATTTACCTACTGATTTTCGTGCTTGGGTAAACAATCTTTGGGTTGAGAACTGCCGCGAACACGACGAGTTTGGAGAACCGCAGTGTGATCCAAAAGAGTATTTCAGCAAATACAAATGGTGGCTTAAACGAGAGTTTAAACATCAACAATCACTAAAGGACTCTTAAGCCCTTTTTTTATTAGCCAATGCTTATTTAGATGGTAAATACCATACACGAGTACTTGGTTATTATGGATTTTAAAAAGGTTGAAAAGATACAAGACGTACCCGACAGTTTAACTGGTCTGTATAAAATAGTATTCTCAGATACTATACACTACGTTGGCCGGTCTACTGATGTGCGCAAAAGACTGTCAGGACATCGCGGTATGTTTACAAAAGGCAAGCACTATAACAAAAACTTTAACGAAGCATACGCAAAGTTTGGCGAACCAGAGTATCTGTTTTATGAAACATCTAACGACAATGTTGATGAAGCTAAAACATTATTAACCGAAGATCCAGCAATTAATATTGCAAAACCAGTATCAAGAGATTATGTTAAGAGGAAATCAAAACTTAAAGGAGTCTCTTGGTGTGTAGCCGGGCACCATTGGGTTGCCAGATACAAAAATAAAAGAATTAAAGGCAGGTTTGAAACAGAAGAATCTGCACACAAGGCTTATTTAGAAGCAAAACAAAACGATATAAGAGGAGATTAATATGGAACTAAACAGAGATGGCGATGGATTCTTAGTTGACATGAACGACTGGACTCCTGAAGTAATGAACGCTATGACCGAGGCAGACGGTGTAGAGCTAACCGAAGAAATGGTTAATCACATCAACCTTGCTCGCGAAATGTACGAGGAATCATCAATGGTACCTCGCATTAAAGACTTTGGCAAAGCACTAGGCTACGACCGTAAAGCAAAGCCATTGTACGATGCTTGGAAATCAGGCCCTATGAAGCAAATCGCAAAATACGGTGGCTTGCCAAAGCCAACTGGTTGCGTATAAGGAGTAGGAAATGAATACAATCTACCAACTGTGGTTGGACAAATGTCCACTACCAAAGATGTACCGATTCGTGAAGAGTCAGATTGGCAAAAAATGAAACGCCACGTAGCATAGGAGAATACTCATGGACTTATGTGCTAAAGTAAAAGATTATGTACGCCAAGGATGGCGACTGATTGATGTTCGCACACCTGCAGAATATGCAAGCGGACACATTGAAGGTGCGGAACTGGTTCCAATGCAGGACGTTCCAAACCTCGCAGAAGGAAAGTATCTAGTGTATTGCCGTTCAGGAGCACGTTCTGGCTCAGCAGCCGCATACCTAGAAAGCAAAGGATTAGAAGCAATGAATATTGGCGGTATCAACCAATTCATTGCCTGCTTAAAACACTAAGGAGAACAGCAATGGCCTATTCAGACAAAGTTATTGATCATTACGAGAATCCACGCAATGTGGGCAACTTGGACAAAGACGCTAAAAATGTTGGCACCGGAATGGTAGGTGCTCCTGCGTGTGGCGACGTTATGCGACTGCAAATTCAAGTAGACGATGGTGTCATTACTGATGCTAAGTTTAAGACCTATGGCTGCGGTAGTGCCATTGCTAGTTCATCCTTGCTTACAGAATGGGTAAAAGGCAAAACACTAGACGAAGCACAAGAGATTAAAAATACTCAAATCGCAGAAGCACTAGAGTTGCCGCCTGTTAAGATTCACTGTTCAGTACTGGCAGAAGATTGTATTAAGGCTGCTATTGCAGACTTGAACAGCAAGCAATGATTACAGTTACTGAGCAAGCAGCACAAAAGATGGCAAGCAGTCTTGCTGCTCGTGGCCAAGGCATAGGCATTCGCTTGGGTGTACAAACATCAGGATGCTCAGGCTATGCCTACAAGATAGAGTTTGCAGACTCAGTAGAAGACACAGACACAGTGTTTGAAGACAAGGGTGTAACTGTTGTAGTTGACAACAAAAGTCTTGTGTATCTAGCAGGCACAGAAGTTGATTACGGCAAAGAAGGTCTCAACGAAGGTTTTCGTTTTAATAACCCTAACGTCAAAGACGAATGTGGTTGTGGAGAAAGTTTTACAGTTTAGGAGAACACAATGGACGTAACTAACGAAGCAGTACGAAAGATTATTGATATACTACAAGGTGATCCAGAACTAGAAGGCATGGGCTTGCGTGTTGGCATTGTAGGCGGTGGTTGTTCTGGCTTCCAATACAACTTTACATTTGACAAGCCAAACGAAGATGACTGGACTATTCCTCTTGGCGATTATACTTTTATGATTGACCCAATGAGTTATATGTACTTGAATGAAGCAACGCTGGACTACAAAGAAGATCCACTACAAGGTGCTTCATTTGTGGTTAACAATCCCAATGCACAAACCACCTGCGGATGTGGTTCATCGTTTAGTGCGTAGTATACAACTCCCAGAGAGTTATTAAATATTGTTATGACAGACAATAACCCTCTTATTAAAAATCTAGTTGATGCAAGCAAAGACCTATTAGGTTCATCCAACGACCTGGTCAAGCGTAGCAAGCAACTATCAAAGCACTCAGATAACGAAGAACTCAACGAAATGGTTCGCCAAGCAGCACTTCAAGCGGTGGACATTATTGAGCGCACAGAAGCCATCCTAATGGCCATACAATACCTCAAAAAGAAATAGGCGTAGATAATGCACTAAAGTAGTGCTATAAATATATTACAAGTTTATACTTTATTAAGGGAATAATAGTATGGCACTAGACGATACAGACAAGGAACGATTAATTCGCTTGGAAGAGCGAGTGTTGAACCTACAGGACGATGTTCGTCATATCAACACAACACTAACACAAATCAGTCAAACAATACACGCTCAAGAAGTTACTGCGAGCAACAACTCGCTTACTATTTCAAAAGGTGAGCGATTGTTCTGGATTGTTATGAGTGGTGTAGTTGGTGCTATCATCTTTTTCATTCGCAATGGAGGTGCGGGGTGATTGACATTCTCATTGTAGCAAAGATTATCTCTATCCTTGCTTGCACAGCAACTATACTTTCAGGTCTTTGGATACTGCGCAACTTCCGTCGCTATACCTGTCCTGTGTTTATCACAAGTGCTACAATGATTGCTAGTACCATTATCTTTATGAATCACTCGTGGCAAGAAGCAATACCTAGCTACGCTCTGCAAATGCATATGATAATGGACATTGCATTTATTATGATGAGCTTGGTGCTAACCAAGTGCGCATACAAACGAGACTATATTCAAAGTCTTTGTAAAACTACCTACAGCAACAAATAATACTAGCCGTTTTTCATAAATACCAGTGTAGAATGTAGGAGTTCAACATGGGTATACCTTTTGAAATAATCACAATGTTAGGTTCTAGCTTGCTTGGCGGCGTAATGTCAATGTGGGGTCAAGCACAAAAGAACAAAATGGAACGCGAAAAAATGCTTATGCAGAAGCGCGACCAGGAAATGCAAATGGTCGAGGCTGCTCGCAAAGCGGATCC